TTATTTAATTTTTTCTTCAATTGCGTAAATTCTCAATTCGTGACGATCAAGAATCTTTTCGTTTAGTCTTTGCTTTTCGATGATTTCATCAATTTCTTTCCCATGCTTTTCAATTCTCTTATCACGGTTTTTGTCGTTCTCCATCATGTTTTCAAAATTTGTGTTTAATTTGACAATGGTTGCGTTCAGCTTCATCATAGGTGTTACCACCGCAATGATTGCTCCAAGGAATGACAAAAGTGCAATGATTTCTTTGTCTTCCATTTGCGTTCCCCCTAGCTTTATTTTGGATCTCTGTATGTCAATGCCTGTCCGCTATCTTTTAACCCTTTTGTTGTAGGATCATTTAACGCATTCCAAACAGAAACAACAACTAAAGAAAGCACATATGGATTAGAAATTGCACTCATCAACAAATCCCCCAATGCACTCCATGTTGTCAAGTCCTGTGCAGTCAACCCTGCATAAGCAAGAACAGGGGTTAAAACTGCTAAAATAATTTGTGCAATAAATACTGGGTTTTTAAATCTAACTTTTAAGTTCATAATAAATCTCCTCATCTTTCCGGTTAAGTTTTTCGCCATTCCAAGGCAAAATAAAAACACGCTTCTAATTAGGCGTGTTAGTTTTATTATGATTCGCAGGAAACTTCATAAAATATTTGAACAGGATACATATATGATTTTGCAATATCAATAGTTTGTGGTAATTGGAGTAGAATAGTCCCTCCAATTTCCGTTTTTTCTACACCTATTGAAATCACCTTATCTCTTGTCAATTTACCAATATTCGGTATGTTAACTTCCAAAGCAACAATATTGGGTTTGGAAAACATTTTCACTTCGAAATCTCCTATACCAGCTGCATAGTATTGATTTGCAGAACCTCCTTTAGGACTATACAGACTTGCGTTAAATGAACCTTTTTTCAAAAAAGCACTACATCTAACAAATGCTAATGTATAATCTTCCTTTAAGTGCTTGCGAGCTACTTTATAGGGATCTAAACGTACATATCTGAGAGTCAACGTACACTTTGGTGGAACCGCTATTGCTACCTGTTCAATTTCTTCGTTTACTGTACTTGAAAAAACACCTGTATTGTTAATTACCGTTCCCTCAATCACAGAACTATCTGATTTTTTGTAAAAAAGCATTTGAAATGGTTTATCAGTAACGCCCCCTGTTTTCGCAACGACATAAGCAGATAACGTATACTGCCCATAATTTTGATATACAGGTTGATATAGACTATGTCTTTCTGTATCATTGTTCGTTAGCCTAATATCTCCATTTTCTAATATTTCAAGTTTCAATTTTGTAATCGCCCACATAGTTAGCGTATATCCAAATTTATTTGAAAAGTCGTATACATTTTCGTTCCTTGGATTAATCTGAAAGTCTCCATTAACCAACAAATTTTGAACATATGAGTTTTCTACTGTCTGTAATTTTAATTTCATAAATTCGCTTTTGCGAAAGGCTTAAATCAAATACGATACTGATCCTACTATATTTCTATTTTTTGGCACTAAACAACTAACTCTATTTCCATTTATTTTACAAAAAACCACTGATGGTTTAACTTCGTTTGTATACAAATTGAAAAACAATTGCTGCTTAGGAACGTATTTTTGTGGTAAAGTGAAAATCAAACTTTCTTGTTCTTCGATCCCATTTACTTCTACACCTTCAAAAACAATATTAGCAACTCCATTCAAGATTCTTCCTCGAATTCTAATATCGTCAGTCAAATATTCAAGTCCAGTATCACTGTGTTCTTGTAATCTCAGTTTCATAAAATCGCTATAAATAGCAAATGATAGATCATTTCCAAAATCCAATTGCCCTATAATGAAAAGAAACATTTCCATTCCCTGCAGTTCCCTTTTGAAATGTGATTCGTTTAATGGAATTCATATCTCTAATTACTCCACATACTGCACAATAAACATAATCTTCCGAAGATAATGTTGTAACTGTTACGTTGGGAAGATTAACAAAAGGAATAGGAAACTTAATATCTTCAATAACATCTCCTCTATATAGATTACCGCTCTGATAAAAGCTAACCGCTCTTTCAAAATAAGCCACAATCTCAAGAATCCCATTTGGATATTTCAATGCATAATATCCACTTCCTCTGATAATTTCAAAACCTAACTGGATTTTCATAATCTATCACTGTGCCCGCTACTTAATAGCTGACACCACCTTTCGCACAGAAGGCAACTACCTTCTCTGTAGCTGCCCCCTTTCGTTGGTGGTAGGCAATAAAATTGCCCCCCCCCGTTAGATTGAGTTAACTTTTTGTTTTTCATAACTTTTTGCTGTCATGAAAAAAGAGTTTTTCAAGCTCCTGTCAGTGCATACTCGAAATAATCAGTACAATCAAGCTTTAAAACCGAATGTTCAGGAATTCTGATAATCATCCTTAACAATCTGTTTTCTTCTGGTTTTGCCTCGTTAAGTGTGATTTTTACTCCATTATCTCCAACATGGAGATTATGCAAAGTTGCTGTACCTTTCCTATAGCATATCATCCCAACATAAGGTATACCGTTTAATGTTGCATATATAAACATAGAACCTTTGTCATATATCATTCTGTCATAAGGAATGACAACATGGACAAACCCATTAAGTTGATTAGTAAAATATGCATAATGTGTTTTTATATCACTGACTCGCTTATCTACATATTGATTTGTAACAATATTGAGCTTCATAATTTGCTCATAGCATTCGGTTAAGTATCAGAACTATTTAAATCAAAATTTCTATTTGCAATCACACAAATTGCAGAATATGATGGAACTTTTAATTTTAATCTCCATCTTGTGTTTTCATCGATTAGATCAGCTATTGTTACCTTTTTAGAATTATTACTAGCAAGTATGTCATAAATAATTTTAAAACTATTCGATACATTTAAATTTATTAGTCCAACATAACTAGCATCATTCAAATTTCCGTGAATTAAAATTGAATATCTTGATGAATCTTTTGGTAAGATAATATTTAAAAATCCGTTAGTTCCTGTATATATAGAATGGGCTAACGTATTTATGTCCATAGCTTCTCTAGTCATTAGTTCCAATTTCATAACCTATCACCGATGAATGCTAAAGAGCATCCACCTCTTTTCTCATATGTAAAGGTGCTGCCTTTACTTCTCGACAGCGCCCTCCTTTCTTGTTTCGTAGCGGGTTGGTAGGTACTGTTTCCAGTACCCCCCCCCCATGAAAATTCTTACATTTTTCATAAATTTGTTTCCTCACTTTCTTTTTCATTCAAAGCAGAAGCATTTACAACTTCAACTTCTATAACTCCATTTGCAGATGATATATAAGTCAATTGCTTATTATTCTCATCTATTACTGCATTAACTGCGTTTGCTAAAGTTGTTAATGCAGTATTTATCACCTGTATATCAGGCGGATCAGTAGTCTTTGGCAACACCAATGAAACTTTATTTGCCAAGCATATCACCCCAATTCTTGAATACTGATTTCAAATTGGCCCATGTTGTCATATTCTTCTTTACCCATTCCCAATCAATCACATCAACCTGAATTACAAAACGTTCCCCTGTCGAAACCGTTTGTTTCGACAAATGTACATTATATAGATTATATTTAGCTGACAATTTGCAGTTCCGTTTTTCTTTTTAGTATTTCAGGTCCAATACTAAAGGTTACCTCTATATCATAGTTCCCTTTTTCCAATTCACTAGAATCAATCGAGAAAGATATATCATGCTCTGAAATCGTACATGGGATATTTGAAATCACTTCACTTCTTTTATGTATTTCAACAGTAGCTGTCGAAATTTCAAAATCTACATCATCAGAAGACACGATGGACATTACTACACTTCTTTTTTCGCCTTTTAACAGCAGCACTTGTCATCTCCTCCTTTAAACTCTGTTTTATAAGGATATTCCATTTTAAACGTATCTATAAAATTTTTCATTTCTGCATTTCCGTGAAAATCAATTACATCAAACTTAACACAAAAAGAAACAGGATCAAACTTCATGACAACTGTTGCCATGTAACCAATGTTTCCTGCTTCATCTTCTGCATTAAGCTCCAAATAATAAATTCCACTTACATCACGAGGAATCGCAGTTTCCCACTTTCCCTCATTTGTTCGTGTAAAATTTATATCCAATCCATTTGATTTTCCAAAAACTCTTTTAAGCATCGTTAACTTCAACAGAAATGACAAATGTTTTGCCACTATCTACTGGATTTGGAGTTAAAGTAATAGTACCAAAAATAGGAGCTTTTGTATCAAGTTTTACTTTTCTTGTAACTGTAGTTTGTTTCTTAGCACTATCAGTTGCAATAATTTTAATTGTATTGTCCCCTTCAACCAGTGTAATATCTTTCGCAAATGCTCCATCACTACCTACTGTAACAGCTATGTCTTCTCCATCATTTAATTTTATAACAACTAAAACTGGTGATGATGTTGCATCATTCGTTGTACCTTTTACCGTAACAGTAGATTTATTAGTAACTAAACCTTCTGCTGGACTAGAAATGTTAAGCGTTGGTGGAACTGTATCTACTTTAAAAGTTACACTTCCTTGTGCAGCTGCATTTCCATCATTATCTGCACAATCTACCTTAATAACATTATTTCCTTCATTAAGTGGTGTAGATGGTGTATAAGAACATCTATAGCCACCTTCAATTGGGGTTTTAGTAATTCCAGTTGTTATCTTAGCTCCACTATTAATTGTAATACCAATAGAATTCTGATTAATACCACTGTCTGCATCTTTCACTTCCCATGTAATTGTTGGTTTGTTATTTGTGATTAATGCATCGTTAGTTGGATATGTAATCGTTTGTGTTGGAGCAATTTTCTCTTTTACATATAGCTTTAATGAATCACCTAGAACTGCATCGCTAGAATTCTTAGTAGTAACATTTCCAGCATCATCAGTCGCCTTTACAGTCACATCATAATAATGATTAGGCTGCGTATAACTTGTTTTATTGGGAGCGGTTATTGTTGCTTCATATTTTCCTGTTGAAGAACTAAAAGTCAAGTTATATGTTTGTCCATTAATAATTGCTTGTACTGTTTTTATCGCCATTATTTCTTCTTCCTTTCTCTCTAATAATCGGTTCTTCCAAAGTCATTATTGGTGGCTCTTCTAATGTGGTCAATGGAGGTTCTTCCAAAGTTTCTTTATCATTTTCATCATCTAATTCATTCATTGTTTTATAGGATATGTTATCTGGTATTTCAACTGTTAATATCCCGCCTTCGTAAGATAATGCTTTTACTGTGTCATTCATTGATGGAATAAAGATTCTTAAATCATCTGTTGATTCTACGTTTATTCCATTCAAACGAATTCTAAATAATGGTAGTTGAAATACTGTACCAGAACTTAACGTATCTTGCTGCGTAAGTTGAGGATCTACTGGATTTGACGCACTTGGTGTTCCCTTAATTGCCTTAAAAGAAAATATATCTGCATCGCTTGTTTTAGAAAATTCAGCAACAATCAAATCATTTCGTTTCATATTTTGTGTACCGCTCTCAATCGGAACATCCACAACCTCATTTGGATATATGAGAAATGGCCTTCCCTGAACCACTACGATTCCATCTTTCAACTTTACAAGATTCGAGGACTGTACAGTCATGTCCAAACGATTTCCTCTATTCATAACACCATTTTTTCCAAACAAATAATCAAAATATATTGCGTGATCCTTAGCTTCAATATTTTGATTGTTCTTTACAATTAGTTTCGACATTTAATCACCTACCTTATATTCAATTTTTATCTTATCTATATAACCACTAACAATTTTTGAAACAATCTTTTTCTGCATATAGATTTTTGTAACCCTATCCCTCGCACCAACAATATCTCCTATATCAACTGCATCTACATTAGAAATTTCCATTGATTTTGTATCACTGTTTTCATTTAGCTGATCAATGCCACCCTGGATTAGTTCTTCAACACTTTCTACTGATGAATAATCGTATATCATCGTTCTTCTATTGATACCAGTAATACCATCTTTAATAGCCAAGTCCTCATCTTGTGTTATTAATCCATTTTGCAATCTAAAAAGGTGAATGACCGTTCTTTCAGTCATTTCACCTTGTCCTAAACATACACAATGGTTGAATCCATTTTTGATATCTTTTGCAACTAGATTATATCCATAATCATTTGAATATTCTGTTACTTCACTATTGTTGATGATAGGAACCGCAGAAACGACTACCTGTCTTTTGGTTGCATTACTAAAATCTTTGTATTCTTTTGTTTCTACTTTCATCTTCAATCCAACATCATCTAATGTTTTCTCAATGGCTTCCAACTTATTGACATATCGTATATCTCTCTTTACTTCAATGCCGCATATATCTTCTGAGCCAACAATAAGTCCATCAAAAGAATCATTTAACACATCTCTTAGAAATGCATTCGCATCTCCTCTTGCCTGATAATGTGATTTCCCACTTGGCGGTTCAATAATTTGTTTTGAAATCATCCCTCTCCATGTGAAACCATATAGAATAATTTCTTTAGCAGATGTATCACTTGTTTTCCCTTGGATTCTACCGCCAAATTCACTAGTTGTATCTTCATCATAAATCAATGAACCTTCATCAAAATCTGCACCCCATTCACTTGAAGGCATGGTTATTTCAAAGTCATTTCTTGAACTGGATAGGTAAGAACCTATTTCCATATCTATTGATGTTAGTTTTGATAGATATCCTTTTTCTTTTAAATCTACTGATGTGTGTATGAAATCCATTTTGGTTTGCTCCTTTCATCATAAACATATAGATCAAATCCAAAGGATGCAGACCAAGAAACATTGTTAAGTCCTGGTTGAATCTTTGAGAATAAAGAATCTTCAAAACTTCGATACGCAAACATATTTTCTTTATCCCCGATGTTATTAACTTTATAGGTTTCTCTTCTTCTGGAGTCAATCACCAAATATTCCTGACTTGTTACATCCGTATTTACTGAATAGATGTTATTTCCAATAGATATGCTTGGATTTGATACTGGGCCATAAATATACAACATGAAATCACTACTTTTTAAAGAATCATTTGTAATAGAATCTAAACCTTGTGAATTTCCATAAGTAAATGGATATTTGAACGGATAAGTAAATCCTTTTTCTTTACTATCAGCAGATCTAACAAAAGAATATTTTGACTCCTTTAGCCAAAACGGCATATCTGTGGTAATCGTAATATCAGTAGTAAGTTTTTTCTTATACAGATTTACTCCACTTGGTTTTACAACAGAAATGTTGCAATACATAAAGTATTCCCCAATATAAAACCTTCCACGTTCATTCTTGTAAATATCATAATCAAATATATCGCTTATCTTATCAAATGAATCTGTAAATATATCTCCTTCAATTGTAGCGGTCTTTATACCTCTGGAAAAACCTGTAATCATATTGTTATTTGATATAGTATCAAATCCACTTTGATACAAATCATTTATATCAAGAAGGGGGAGGTCTTTAACAAAATCAACACTCTCATTTCTTGTATTAAGATAATATATATTGCTCATCTTAGACCTCCTGTATAATTCTTCCTAATTCACGATTATTTACTTTAACTGTTAATCCCATTGAACTTAATGCAATTGCAACTGCATTACCAAAACGATCATAATCAAAGAATCCTCCACCATTTCCTGATGGTTTAGGATCATAATCGCCTGTAGAATGATTTTTATTAACACTCATATTTACTTCCGTTTGGAAACCGTCCACAAGACCTTGTGTTGATTTCAGTATATCTTTATTTGCTTTAGGCATGGCCATTTCAAAACCTACTGCAATACCTGGAGGCAAAAATTTACCAACCATGTCAGCCATAACTCTTGATGGTGAATGGATTCCAAAGAAATCCTTGATGCCATCAACGACTCCATCACAGAATCCACCGATTTTTCCTAAAATCCAATCTCTAACACTAGCAATTCCATTCCAAATTCCTTTAACCATATCACTTCCGATACTAAACATTTTACCCGGTAAGGATTTAACAGTATTTACAATCGAATTAACTAGATTTGATGCTGCACTTTTCCCTTTTGATACCATATCAGAACCAAATTTTACAACATTGCTGATTGTCTTGCTAAACCACGACCATATTTTAGAAGGCAATTGTGAAATATAATTTATAACACTATTTATAAATGCAGATGCTTTTTGTTTTCCAGCATTTACAGTATTAGTTCCCCAAGTAACAACTTTATTGTATGCATTTACTAACCATGTCCAAATTTTACCTGGTAAACTTGAAAACCATTCCACAATCGATGATATCGTCTTAGAAATCCATTCACTTGCGGATTGATAAGTATTTGTACCCCATTGAACAATGTTATTCCATGCAATCAATAACTTTTCTTGAATCTTTCCAGGAAGTTGAGAAAACCATTCAACAATTGAATTGATAAATGCAGGAATATCTACCGTAACAAAGTTCTTTAAATCAATTCCCCATTGAATGAGATGCCCAAGCATTTGTCCAACCATATATCCTAGTTCATATGGAAGTTTATTAAACCATGCTATTACATTTTCTATCCAACCCGGAATCGTTTCAGTAAAGAAAGAAACTATATCATTCCAAAGGTTTACGAATAATTGGGAAATTTGATTGCATACATTGGAGAATGCACTTGGTACTGTTTCAGTAAAAAACGAGATAATACCATTCCAAATATTTTTGAAAAAATCTGATATGCTTTTACCTATAGACTGTAATTTTGCACGAAGATTCTCATATGCTTTTGGTATAGTCTTTGTAAAAAACTGAACAATAGAATCTATTACATCTGAAGCTACTTCTTTTACTTTATTCCAAAGGTTTATCCAGAAGTTTCTAAACTCTTCACTTGTGTTCCACAAATATACAAAAGCAGCTACTACGGCAGCAATTCCAGCTACAATTAAGGTAACAGGACCTCCAGCAGCTGCCATTAGTGCTGAACCTAATCCCTTGATTCCTCCACCCGCACTTATAGCAGATGATGCTAATTTAGCTAACCCTCCACTTCCTTTTTCAAGTACACCTAGAAAAGAAGTAATGTTTCCAAATCCTACACTTTTTAAACTATTAAAAATATCAAAAGTAGACTTTACATTTTTCAAACCATCTTTTATTGCCATTGCTGTTTTCAATGTTCCAAAAGCAGCCGCAAGACCTGTAATTACCGCGATTGCATTATTAACGACTGGCCACCATTCATCAATGTTATTGATAAAATCATCTATAACCGGAAGCACATTATTCGTAATATAATTAACAAATTCTGTTAATGATGGAGCAACTTTTTCATAAATGGAGATGGCTATTGTTTCAAGTCCACCGCCTAATTGTTCTACTGCACTTGCAAGATTGTCCTGCATGATGCTCGCTGTTTGCTGTGCAACTCCATTACAATTATCCATCGACTTAGCTATCGCATCATACTCCTCTTGGGATAGGTTAAGCATAGCTAGAAGTCCTGACATTCCCTCTTGTCCAGCTAAAATTGCTGCATAGTATGTTTTCTGTTCATCAGTTAATTTACTAAATGAACCCCTCATTTCTGCTACAATTTGATCTAATGACTTAAATGAACCATCTTGATTTGTTAAAACAATTCCCAGTTCATCCATTGCTTCAGCCACTGCATCCGTTGGTTTTACCATCCTTGTCAAAACAGTTCTTAAAGAAGTACCTGCCTGTGAACCTTTGATACCTGCCATAGACATAGCAGAAATTGCAGTCGTTACATCTTCAATCGATAACCCCATAGCTCTAGCTACTGGAGCAATATATTTAAATGTCTCACCTAAATCCGAAATATCAATAGTACCTGCATTTGCTGCTTGTGTTAGTAAATCAGCAACATGTGTAGAATCTTTGGCCGCAAGTCCAAAGCCTGTAATTGCATCTGCTACAATCGTTGATGTTGTGGCCAGACCTTCACCAGATGCTGCAGCAGCATCAAGGACTCCACTCATACCGTCAATAATCTGCTGAGCACTCCATCCTGCTTTTGCCATTTCTGTCATTGCTTCTGCAACTTCAGGAGCACTATACTTTGTTGATGCACCCAGTTCCTTTGCCTTTTCAGTAAGCATTTCAAGTTCCTTACCGGTTGCACCACTTATTGCCTGTACTCTTGACATGGCAGCTTCGAATGAAGCGCCAACATCATAGATATAACCAGCTGCTTTCTTGGCCATTGCACCAATTCCTATAGCCAATAAAGTCTTTTTTATCTTTGAAGCAAAGCTTGAAGTTTTACCTTCAACTTGTGCTAATCTTTTTTCAAACTCATCCTGTCTTAGCTGAAGATCAATATAAATATAACCATCAGCCTGATTACCTGGCATAAAATCACCTGCCTTTCACGGCTATTTAGACAGTAATTCAGCTTCTATTTCTTTTTGTGAACGTCTATGTACTTTGTTTTTCTTGATTGCATACATTTCCTTCAAACGTCTGTATTCTTTTCTTTGTTCTTTTGGAATCTTGTTAATATCAGCAGTACGATATCCAACGATTTTTACAAATTGGGTTTCTTTTGTAAGCCCATCGAACAATGCTTTATACTCAAACCAGTGCATTTGTTCTCTTCGCAAATTGATGTTGTACTGTTGTTTAAATGCAGCGCAAATCAAATCAAAGTCTTGCTCATAATCATAAGCAATATCACTTGATGTATTAGATGCAGCATTGTTATCAGTATCCTTAAACATTCGCCAAAAAGAAAGGATGCCGTTAATTACAGCATCCATTGATTCATTAAATATTTCTTCATTTCTATAAAACAAATTCAAATTATTTGCTAAAACAAATAACTTGAAATTAGAAGGAATATTATCATCTGTGAGGATAGTTTCAACATTTATCCATGTACGAAAATCGGTTCGAACGGAATATCTATTTCCCTCGATGTTTATTTTTCTTGGAAGATTTCTTATTGCGAACATAGTTTTTCATCCCCTGTTTTCCATATTTATTATTCGCATAATTCATCATTTGCGTAAATTGTGTCATACCATTGATGATTTCTTTAATGTTTTCAAGTTCTTTTTTACTTCTGATTTCTGCTTCTTCACGTTCTTCCTTCATGAAGTTATCAAGATAGATTTTAGCTAATTCATTTACTAGAAGATACATTTTCATATCTTTCTTTCTAAATAACTTATCACATGCTCCTTCTCCTAAACAAGTTTCGATAACATGGTGACAATCCTCTAACAATCCATCTACATCTGTTTCTACTGCTGCATAATGTTCAACGTGTTCTTCTTTGAACTCCAATAATGCTTTAAAAACTTCTGGATCATCAATATCTAGGTCAAATTTAATTCCACCAATAACTAATGTTTTAATATTTCGACCTAAATCAAGATTAATAACGCTATTTTTAATATCCTCACTCATTTTTTAATTCCTCCTGCTTTCATATATTTACTTTTGTTTTTTCAGTGATGCAGGCAATGCCCCATCCTCAGTAAATTCTTTTGTTGAAATATCGAATACCCCAGATACAACAGAACCTTGCTGTGCAAATGTTCCTTCAATTGCTAACTTAGAACCGCCTTCTCCAGAACCTGGATTATCAGGTTGAACCTCATAAATACGTTTATATGCCTTATATTTCTTTTCTTCCGTATTGTTCCATGTTTCAACTTCTATTTCTTCAAATTGAGCACCAACAATTTCATTTTTACCAATCAAATAAATCCAGTAGTTAAATGGATCGGATGGATAGGCAACACCTGAATAAGAAACTGAACCAGCATATCCAAGCATATTAGAGTGCTGTGTCTTCTCATGAATGTATTGCCCATCTTCTGTATTTGGATTAGAAGACTGTGTCCAGTCTGTTAAGCCATCACCAGCTAAAACATATTCATCAGCAGTAACTCCAGGCACCGCCGTAATTGGCTTAACATAATGAAGATTTTCTTCTGTCTTTAATTCACGTTTTGGTAATGATCCTGCCATTATTCAAAATCTCCTTTCTTTCTATATATAAATCTGTACGATGCTACAAACGTAGCTTTATTGTTTTCGATTCCTGTTGCATCACTTGGAGTTGCTGTCATTTCAAGAGCAACAGGCTCAATCTTTTTATTTGTTAATTTTAATGAAGGAAACTCATCATCTGTTTCTTTCATGAATATATCTGATAACTTATTTAAAGGTTCTACAATATTCAGTGTTGCCTTCGTATCCTTTACCTCATCTCGATAATAAATAACGAAAGGAATTTCTGCCTCATATCCACCTTTTATATTAGGATTTTTCTTTTCAACTGTAGCTGATTCTTTTTTAAAAGCAATGCAAGGTATCTCGTTTGCTTCTAAATATTCGTTATGCCATTTTGCTTTTGTTCCTATATCAAGCATTCTAATATAGTTGTATAAATCAATCCCGAGTTGTGTAAGCTCCGCTGCATCAACAAGTATCTTTTTTTCCATTCTCTCACCTACTTCTTAAATAGCTTTTTAGCTATATCAATCCATTTGTTTAGATTTTTCTTTTTGGATTCTTCAAACCAATGTGATCTACCCTGAGAATAAGTTAAATCCTTATTGATTGTTTCTTTTGTTTCGCCTTTATTGGCCCATGCTTTTCTAGAAACCATACCTACCATAACTTTTCCATAATACAAGAAACGTGCATAAACTTTTCGATATACAATCTGCATCTTTTTTGTTCCAGTACTGCTTAGCGCCGATTTTTTTAGACCACCATCACGCATCGGAACATATGAATCAGTATCCTTTATGATTTCATTTTTTAACGTGGTCAATGCCAAATTGCCTTTGTTTTTGTATCTTTTTGTAACTGCGGTCGGTGAAAAATCAATTTTGACTTTTACATCATTAGCCATTACAACTCACCTCAATAAACTCTATTCTTCGTCCAAATGGATTTACCTCGTTAATCCCATTTACGACATATTCTTTGCAGTTGTATTTGACAATATCTCCAACAAATATAGAAAAGTATCCATCCTGATTATCATATTTGTTATTTGAAAGATATTTGCATTTCATAGAATTCTTCTTAGCATGCAGGTCTCTACAATCAATCACAAAAGTAGAAGAAGTATTCTGCTGTTTTCCAGAACTGGATTGCGATAAGTTTTCATTATTATCAAACTTTACATAATTTAAAGTAATTACTTCTTCAATCATTTCTAAATTATCATCTTCCCCAACTTTATGAATAATTTGAACTGTATGCGGTCTTAAAAACCTTGGACTTCTAGGCATATACACACCTTCCTAAATATTTCTTTTTACGAAGCTCTCGCTGTATATGAAGTTTAGCAAGCGGTGCAATTGGAATACCTTGGTATTTGTCTAAACTCTTATTCCCATAAGAATAAGAAAAACCACTTGTTGATACAGACTGTACCGAAACATCGTTATTACCATCAAATAAAGACAATCCACCATTTTCATTCGCAAAATGTAGTTGCTGGATGATTGCTTCATCAATATCTAACCCATAGTCTTTGAAGTTATCTTTTAATTTGAATTGGGATATAAATGATTCGCAATACGTTTCAAGAAACAATGTGACATTTAAAACGAGGATGTCAAACTCATCCTCGTCCATGTCGTCATATCTTTTGATATAGTCATCATATGTAATCACTATGCATCACCTTCATTGAAAGTAATTCCTGTCATATATACTTCGGTCATAGCACCATCTTCTTTTACAAGATGAAGAACAGCTTTTTCTGCAGTAGCTTTATCTGCCCCAAGGTATACAACATTTACAGTAGGTGATTTATCAACTGTAACCTGTTTTTCAGCAGATTTAACATACATCTTTAAAGTATCAGTTCCATCGTATAAGAATGGCAAATAATAACCAGTTTGTTCTTCAGCCACACTGCTAAAACCAGTGTATTCTGTTACTTTATTTAAAGTCCCTATTAAAAAACGTTCTTCAAAAGTAACAGAACCTAATTCGCTTGCCTGTTTACCGTAACAATCTGTCTCTCCGGATACTTCTTGCAAATTCTTAGAAATACCTGCACCATCTTTCATCTCGCCATCAGCTAGGATTTTTTTTTTACAATTACACGTGCTGCATTAGATACGCGGAATCCGTCATTGATTTCAACCTGTGCTTTAGATCCAACAAAGTTTTCAGAATCAATGATACGTGTTTCTTCCAAGTTATCAACCTTGTGGAATGCCATATAATCGTACATGATAAAATCAACTTTAGTTAAGTCTTCTGTCTGTTTTGTTCCTGCGTGGTCATAATATACAGCTTCAGATGCCTCTAATGCATTAGCTTCTTTCCATAACATTCCTAACCAGTATCCTACCTGTCCGCTACGAGCCATTTCATCGTTAGCTACTGGCGTAAACTGGTCTCCAGCTGCTTCAAGCATTGCAGAGAATACATCAACACTAGCCAAAACAACATTTGGAGATGCTTTTCCTTTACGTGCTTTTATACGTGCTTTTAAAATCATTGATTTTACATTCTTAGAAGTAATAGCAGTTGTATCTCCTAAATCTGTACCTTCATGAGTAAGACAAGCCAATCCAGCTGCCATTTCTCCCTGTTTGCAGTCCTGAACTGCCGTTGACAATGTCTGATCAGCAAGTGAATAAGAAACAGCATTTGCAGCAACACGATGAATTTTCTTAGATTTTCTGAATGCATTATTTAAACGTAAGTCAATTAATTCATTTTCTGCATTTTCATCTTCAAAATCTCCTGCTGGTGTAGAAGCTCCCACTGTTCCATCAGATTTCTGTTTATAAATTTTTACCAATCCGCTATTTGCATCACCTTGATATGCATCGTTGTAAGTAATACCAGGTTCAAAAATATTGTCAAAGTAAAGATTAGGCTCAACCAGTGAGCTATATCTTTCGTCAACGTTTAAATTACCATAGTTCATAATATTCCTCCTATTTATCCTCTGTAATATTTATTTTTGCCGTATTTTCGTTTACGATATGCCTCCTCATCAGTCATTTGTGGAGGTGTTTGATTTCCGTTTTGTGGAGTTGTGAATGTAACCTGTTTTTTTGTCTTAAATTCAGGCAGGTCCTGAAGCTGTTTTTCCATTTCTTTCTTGATTGCCTCTTTATTAATAACACCTTTATCATCCATAAAATCTTTCTGATCACATAATGCCATCAGCTTATCGAATCGATCTTCACGAACATTTAATTCCTTAGCAATTGTTTTAGCTTCGGAGGTAACCTGTACCATAAGCTCTTTTTTCTTGTACTCATTGTTTTCTCTGATAATCTTATTGATTCTTTCCTGCTCTTCTTTAACTTTATTAGCTTTCGTTTCTTTATAGGCTTTTAATGCCTCTTTCATTTCATCTTCTGATAAGCCCTGTTCTTTTAGATATGATTTAACGATGCCTTCTTCTTTTCGAGAGGTGCGACTTTCAATCGCACTTGCTAACTTATCATAATCAATTTCAGGATGCTGTGCACTTGGTACTGGAGCCGGACTTGGCTCTGGATTTGGTGCTGGTGTTGGATCATCAGCAAAAAGTTGAATGTTTAATGGAAATTTTAAAAAGTTATTCATATATCCTCCTGTTTTAAGGGTGTCGCCCTATTCTCACGTTTTAGGTGTGCGTCCCACCTTCCCTGTTTTTAATGAGGTGTCGCCTCAAAATAAAAACACGTTCATTCACGTGTCATTTTAAATGCGGACCAAAATATGGCAGCCGCCTTTTCGGTGGATCTTTCACCGCAATCCTCCTTTCTGCAAACTTATGCCCACAAAAAATGCAGGTATCCGTTTCTCTGCGAACCCTGCAATCTAATCTTTTATCATAATATGCTGTATATACTGTTGTGTAAACATGATGGCACACATCAACCATCTACTTTCTCATATGTTTTTTCAAAAATATCAGGCTTACATGGATAAAACTCTCCATTTACACCTTTAATAATGTAATCACCAACAGATGCTTCCATTATTCCTTCTAATGTTTCGATTTCTGCTGATACTAAAGTTTGTGCTGTACTCGAATCTCTTATATACTTACATTCTGTATAATTAAACGAAATATATCCATTACAGAAATTTTCTAATTTTTTACAATTTTCTTCTGTACCTGTAAATAGTATTGCTTCAATCACTACAGGTTTCTTTCTATATTTTGGCATAATTATTCCTCCACAGCAAAACAGACATTTTCCCATTTCTTGTAAGCATCCATATACAACTCTCTTTTATCTCCGTTGTATGTAAATTCATAATACATGCCATCACTTACAGATGTACTCAGCAATGCCTTGTTGTTCTGCAGTGTCTTGCAATTCCAAACAACAAATACATTATCTTTGGTAATATTTTATTATCGGTTTTATCTGCATGCTCGTTAAAATAATCAGCAACTTTCTGTTTGCATAAATTTAAAAATTTGCCACTATCCATCTTTTTTTCCTCCTACAGTTCAATACCTTCGATTTCTGCTCTAATTTTTAAACAACGAATGTAATTACCCATATGTTTCTTCTGTTCTTTTAGTAATTCAAGTGAGCATTTAGGTGTAAATGGCAATGTACCAGCTTCATATTTGACTGTCATTGCATCTAACTTATCATAACGAGTTTTTACTTGATAATACTCTGCTCTAAATCTTTCTTTAAAATCATCACTATTCATCATTTCGATTGTATCTTTTAATTCCACTATACTTTTCCTCCTACAAAAAAGCACTCGCTTTGAGTGCAAGTTCAAAATAACAATTCTAATCTTCATCAAATAATAATTCCGGTAAGTCTATATCATCTATTTCTTTCTTTTCAAAAACATAATGTGTACATTTACCTGATTTCCAGATTGCTCTTGGTATTTTTTTAGGATACTTATGACATGTCCATCCTTTACCCTTTGGTTCACCTAAAAATTTACAGTCAATACATTTAGTGCTTGGAGTTATCATGTATTCGTCCATAATAAATTTTTCTTCTTTGTTTTTCATAATATTCACTCCACAAAATTATAATCAAATCCATATTTTCGTGCTAGATAGTTCATAACATTGTTTTGAACTACTCTATCCATTCTTCCAACATCATTTTCCCATTTCGGATGTTTATTCATATATACATCTCTATACTTAATATATAACGAATAATGTTCTTTAACAAATTCTTCTTTTGGAGGCATTAAGTGAATATTTTCATTACGTCTTAATACAAAAGTTCCTTTTGAAGTAGTTGCTCGCACTTCCTGTATATTATTGTTTATAAGCATATAAATGTCATCAGGAGAAAATGTGGTATCTTTAGGATGGTTATGAGTTACTACTGCATCTTTCATTAGATGAAGTTCCTTTTCTGTAAACTCAACCTCATGCTGTGACCCATCCTTTTTCAAAATCACATTTCCTTTTTGGTCATAAACAATCGCTGATTCATATTGATGTTTCGTTAAATTAGTTTCTCCTTTTCTAACTTTTATTTTAACATTTTTATCATCAGTTGCGTAAAATTCTTTAAGCTTGTTACCTTTATGTGATCCATAGCTTTTTTCTCTTCCATAATTTCTCTTCAATCTAGAATCTGATAAAATCAATTCTTTATTTCTCTTATTCCATTCACGAACCTTAGCTTTTTCTTTTGTAGTATCCAACCCAGCAGCTTCTTTAACGTCTCTTTTTCGTTTCCATTCCCGGATTTTCCTTTCATTGTAACGTTGTTTCTGTTGTAATTCATACAACTGTTTATTTTCTTCTGTATCTATCTTTTCAAACGAAGGAGTACTTATACCCTCAAAGAAAGGAAAATAGCTATGTCTGCAATTTACTCCACATAATCCGCCAGCTGTTCCATATCCTGTCGCATCGTAAAAGTTAGAATAATCTTTGTATGGCTTGTTTCGATAAAATATCTGCCCTTGCCATTCGGCATGAGATGGCCTAGCTCCCATATGAGCAGATGTCTCAACTAAATTGCACTCTAGATCATCCATATTCTTTTCTTGGCACTTTGCAGCAGTTTGATTAGCAGCAGTTCTAACCGCAGCACGTATCACTGAATCAAGCCTTCGATGCGTTCCACTGTCATAATCAATCCATTCTAATCCATCTCTGGCCAATTTCGATACGACAGTATCCACTATCACATCATAACCAAATGCTCCACTCTCTGACATCATATATGCAGAATTTAGACATTCCAACAGTTTTTTCCTAGCAGTCTGTGCAGTTGTATTACACAAATTTGAAATATCATTAGAAGAAAGAATAATTCCATTTTCAATAATTGACTTGAATGAATCTTTGTCATAAGAAAAGTTATTTATAAAACCTTTTCTATATGCTTCCTCAAATATTTCATTATCGCTTTCGACAGATTTATAAGAAGCCTCTTTAATAATCTTCGATGCATCTTCCAAAGTTATATCCAGTGCTTTTGCTAAATAAGAACTTATTTTTTCATCAGAAATTTCCAATTCTTTCGCAATTACTATCTGATAACTTGCTGTACTTGTAAGCTTATTTTTATTCAACTTTATTCGTTCAGCAATATCTTTCAATATATTCGTCTCTAAATCATACCAATAATCTTCTAAGTCGGAAGTAATATTTTTTAAATATTCGGGATCGAGCATTATTCATCACCATAATCACTGTTACCGAAAGCAGACGATATTCCAGACTTTCCTGCATTCATTTCTGCAATCTTGGCTTTCGCTGTTTCTTCATCTTCGCCATACCATTTCATGCGATATTCATATTTGTTCAATACTCCAGTATTGATATCCTGAATATCCTGCTGTTTTTCCTTAGCTGCATCCAAAATAATTGAATCATCCCATTCAAACAGTACATTATATTCACCATCCGGTACCAATGAATAAGCTGTAGCAAGTTCATCTAAACATCTAATTAGTTCTTTTAGAGCTTCCTCCAAGGAATTCTGAATATCCTTAACCAGCTGATAGGAGCGTTGCTTAGATGCTTTTATTTCCTCTGCTGTCTTATCGATATTTTGAGGATTGGAAAGTGTTCCATATGCTAATCCTGAATTGAACTCAATATCCCGCAAATATCTATCCAAACCATTTATAAAAGACTGATCCCGTATATCAGGACTAAAATGTTCATATATTTTTTCTTTATCAAAGCTTTCTGATCCTGAATAGGTTCGATACATTCTTTCTTTCCCCTGCGGAAGCTTGGTATTTCCATAGATATCCTGTGTAAGATAACTTTCATCCAGTTCAATGGCTGTTTCCTTGCTTTCAAACTCCCAGTCTAGTCGTGAAGCCTGTATATCTGCTTTGCGAATCCGTTTTAATGCCCTAGAAAAAACAGATACACCTAACGGTGATTTACGATCGATATTGTTAGCTAATGGAATACGAAAATATGAAAAAAGCGGCCCATCTGTACCGCTAACTTCAATTAATGGCTCTATGTTTTCCCATGCTTTTACTTTTTTTATATCAATTTCATTTCCTAGGTTGCCAATTATAGGACCATCTAAATACATATCCTTAGATACGAAACATCGATTGCTAATCGTGTACCCACCATCACCATAGTCATGGATTTCTAAACGTACATAACATTTATTATCTTCTATTAAAAATGTTGGAAAGACTACACCTGTGATTCTTTTCTCGGAGTCAAAACGAAACGGAATCGCTTCATCCTGATAAATGTAATCGATAATGACTTTTCCATTATTGACATAAGGCTTAAAATACATACCACCAATAGCACATGCCATTTCTACAATTTCCTTTTTCTGATTTCTAAAATAATCAAGCTGCTTGCTAAGAAAATTTGCTCTAACACCATCACTAAAAGTAATTGTTGATTCTATGGTAACCAACCTAGCTATTTCACTCGAAATAGAGGCAGGAAGTTCTAAGCTTTCTACATCATCTTTAATCCATGATGATTCATTAATATAAGCTTTCTTCCATTTAAGCAAGGCTTCTTTCATCTTTGAAGATATTCCACTTTGTATGCCTAATCTCTTTTTTAATAAATCCTCGGCCATCATTTATCACCTCTCTCCGTTATCGGCAATAGCATTTTAAGATATCGCCACATCCCCATCACATAATATCTTTTCGCATCCATGCAATGGTCATTTTCTTTCAATACTTCTTCTTTGCCTTTATCCAGCAAATCTTTATTGAACTTATATAAATCAATTTCGTCAATCAGATGTTCTTGTGTATCACTTATCTTTAATCGAGAAAATGAATACATTTTTTGGACACGTTCAATTCCTACCTTTACTGCATTGTCTGCCGGCACAATTCTTACTGTTGGTAAAATACGTTTAATTTCTTCAGCAAAACCTCTAGCTGATGGGTCAATAAACACAGCTTCAATCTTTCTCTTTGTGCCTGTATTACCAACATTGATTAGATTTTCAATAAGTTCATAAAACTCTTTAAAATCTCTTGCATATTCGCTAGGTGACTTCTGCCTTCCTGTTTCTCGCCCTGAATGATAATACTCTCTAATACCTTTTGCAATCATATCGTCTTGATCAAGACCAAAAGCTTCAAATGTTGTTGCATTCAGCTGACCGTAATCCACTCCAATTCCTACATGAATCAATCTGTTGAAGTTATTTTCATGATGGATCATGGAGTTTTTAAACATGTAATATACTGTTTCAGCAGTTCCCACACATTTACCAAGCCAAAGCCATTCATACATCATTGAATCAGCTTTCTTCATCATTTCTGCCGACTCAATCAGCTTTTTACCAAGCCACTCTACTGGTACATCCCTATAATCACTATGTATGTGAATACAGTCAGGCCTTTTTACCATTTTCTTTACCCAACGCATGATTGGAGCATTTGCATTTCTTGGCGGATTGAACAGATAATACATTTCAAAGAAATCATCATTACCTCGTACGAAAGTTGCCTCGATATTTGATATTTCATCAGCACCCTCGCCTTTGTCAAAGAATTCAGTTACCTCATCAAGAACAACTAGCCTTATTTTTCTTTCTTCATCAATCATACCTTTGGTATCATCGATGGAATCAGATCCAGTAAAATAGATAACATTTCCGTTTTTCTTGTAAGTAATCTGCATTGGACTTTTTCCAATAACAAACATACTCTTTTTTAAGCCTAGTCTATCTATCGCACGAATAACTTCTTTGTACACGGTTTTTCTAAGCTTGTTGTGATGCTTTCGCATAATTATAGCAGCTGAATTTGGTTCAGATACAATCAGGAAGTCAGTGATTATGGCCATTGCTGATGATTTTGTTCCAGCTCGGCCAGAAGAAAGAATCTTATGCATGTGAGTTTTATCGTTCACAAGAGGCTGATATTTAGGAATGATAATATCGCTTAGTTTAATTATTTTCTGTTTCTTTGATGTCATTTACAATTACCACCTTTTCATCATCGTCTTCCGTGCCTGCATCCATTTCTAATTTCTTCCTCTGCACTTTTAACAGTTCAAGACGTTCTTTCTGTTCTTCAGATGCAATATCCCAGTTTTTATGCAACATCTCATCATATTGCTTTATCATACTTTCTAGTGTTTTCATTGCTCTGCTCTGTGCTGAAAGAAAAGTAGCTTGCTTATCCCATGCCTGCTGAATTTCCCAGCGTTCACCAACTACATTGCCATCTTTTTCTTCAACCTTTTCAACTGTTTTATCAGATTGATCCTTTACATGCATCAAATTCTGTGCACGTATGATAGCTGCAAACTGCAGTTGAATATTGCTCCATAAGATATCCAATTCATTCATGGAACTCATTTCGCCTATAATCTCTTTCGTTTCTTCCGGAAGCCACTTAGAAAAAAAGCCATGCTTTTCTGCATGACGATTGCCTGGTGGTCCTGTTGCGTTTTTGTTCCCAGGTTGGCCACCTCGTTTGCGAACGCTCGTTTTCTTTACCGAACGCTCGCTATCCCATTTATGTGTTGATTTCCAGCGCCGAACTGTTCCTTCAGGCAAGTTCAGTTGACTTGCAATCTCAACTAACTTACAACCTTTTTTGAACAGCTCATATGCCTGATCATATCGCTCATCAGGTTTTCTCGGCATATCTCACCACCTCTCTCATTCGTCGTTTTGCGTAGTAGCATCTATTTCTCCTTATATTTCTTAATCCATTCTCTATATGCTTCACATAGATATGGACAAAATCTATCTTTACAACCATCTTTACTGCATGGAAATTTCATTTAACCATCTCATAGAATTTATAAAAATCTTCATTTCTCACAACATAAATATATACATTATCTTCTACTATCCAATCTCCTCGATGTAGCTTGAATTTTGTTATTCCAGTGTCTATTAAAATATTGGCTTTTGCTAGTAATCCTTTAGGATCATACTGTTGTGCTTTCACTACTTCTTCTTTGTTTTTAATTTTATATTTCATATCATCACTTCTTTTTGGGTAAAAGAAAAGCACCACAGTGGGTGCTTTTATAATTCTTCGAATAATCCCATGTATAATCTTGTTTCTTCTACTGTTAATGGTCTCTTTTTCTTTAATTCAACAAAGCTCTGAAACAATTTATCCCTACACTCATATCTTAATTGATCAGAAACTAAATTAACGCTATATAATCTTGTACATATAAATATAAGAACTGGCATACTAGCAATCTCAACTAATTTCAAAAATAAATCTGTTCTCCTAGCATTGATATTATCTGAAACATAATTATTAATATCAAAACTAATTACCAGAGCAACTATTATAATTACAATTGCAATAGCTATTAACGTATTTCTGTAAACCTTTTTGCTTTTTTTACTCTTTGTATTTAGATCTCTCAACTTAATTTCATAGTACCTTACTCGTTCTTCAGCTTCCATTAAATCAGGTAAAAAATTTACTTCCACAATTATTCCCCCATTTCTCTAAATTTATTATACACTTTATTCACAAAAAAAACATCCATCTCTGGATGTCACTTACTCAATAGAAGTCGAGGAAGGAAAATGGGTGGGGAATAATTCCTTCCTCGTTACTTCATGCTATCATTATAACACGGAAAAAGTGTCACTTAGTGTACATTTTTAGAAAAATAATTTAAATAAATTTTATTTAGCACTCTTTCCCTGCTTTTTTTGACATTATTTTCTGAAAATCCAGTTAATTGTCCTGCTTTAAAAGCATCTGTACATTGTTGTATCATCACATACTGATGAAACATCTTTTCTTGTGCTGGAGTGCATACAGATAACCATTCATCACACCTATTTAAATACATCTCTTCAATAGATTTCTTTTCTTCAAGCAAATATATCTTCCCACTCATTTCAATCTGCCAAGGACTATTTTCTTGATTACCATCAGGCATTTTAACAATTGAACCACCAACACTAGGGTCATTTAACTTTTCGTTATATTCTTCTTTAAGTCTATTAATTTCATCATCATACCTTTTCCATTCAGCCAAATGCCAGTAATAATTCATTAGTTCGCTTTCTATGTAATTAAGCTGCATTTGTTTAGTTAATGCTTTTTTTTGTTGATCTTTCCATTTCACTATCAATACCCTCTATCTAACTTAGCCCTTTTTACACTTTTTGCTTTTCTTTCTTTTAAATAATCTTCAACTTCTGACATATACTTACACACTTTCACTTCAACACCATCAAATTCAATATGGTATCCTCTCCTATCTTGCCATATCTTACAATGATAATTTGCTTCAAGATACTTTCTCATTTACTTTGCATCTTCCTTTCATTTTTCTTCGACAGTATAGCAACAAAATACATATAATAATATCCTCCATCCATTTTTGAAGTACCAAATAAGCCATGCTGTAAATATCATTAATGATATATTCAATAATAAACATAATAATTTAGTGTTCATTTTAATTCACCTTTATTTCTTCAACCTTACAAACTCTTCTATCACACTCGGCACAGAAAACAAATTTACTTATTAATTTATGTTCAGCATATTCATACATTGATCCATTTTCAGTTTCTTTTCCATCACTTCTAAAATAAACTTTGCATTTACCTTTATAACTTTCTTTTGTATAAAATTCTTTATCATTTTCACAATGAGGACATACCAATTCTTTCATTCAATCCACCCCAATTCTTTCATTTGTTGTGCTATCATCATCACTTCTTTCCTTCTTCTAATTCACATTCGCCAACAATTTGTGATGTAATATTTATACGTTCTCCATTACCTCTTTCAAGAACCCAAATATTTTTTCCATCAACACAATATTCTTTTTCTCTTTCCCAAGACTGTGAATCATTTAATTTTTGATTAAATTCACTACAACCGCTTAAAATAAATAAGCAACATACGCAAAATAATAACTTTTTCATTCTTCTTCACTCCTTCTCACTTTTCAAACTCTTCTAATTCTTCTTTGGTAGGTTCAGTATTTTCTAAGCCTAATGTACATCCACTTTCGACGCTACAATCTAATGTATCTTCATAATTCTCAACCCATTCAGGATATTTAACCCAACCATATCTACATTCCTGGCAAAATTTTATTACAGGATCAATGCATATCTTTGGTTTTTCTTTATCATTCATCTTTCTTCCTCCTATATACCTCCCTACTTAATTTATCTTCTTCCTGATATTCTCTTCTTCGCTGGATGATCGTTATCATAAACGTAATCGCCATTACAGTGAACATCGCTAATAACATTAGTCCTGCAATTTGATGTCTTGTCATTATTTTTCACTTCCTCTTCTCTTTTCTAACGTAATGTCTGTGATACCATTTCTCACACTCTTTGCAATAGGCATTGAAACGTTTTTATTTGTTCATATATCTGAACTCTTTTTCTTCTTTGTACTCTCCACAAAGGCTGCATTTACGTTTCATTTCTAGAATCCTTCCAGTCTAAATTCTTGTTCCCATTTGTGTACGAAGTCTATAACTGATTGATCAAGGGGATTATGTACATTATTTTTATATCCACGTACTTGTACAACTCTTTTACCTTTAAGTTCCAAAGTTACAAAAGGTGTTTCTGGTTCTTCTTTTTTCCTAATAAATAAAATACCTGTCTCTCCTTTTGAAACTCTACTTGCATATATTCGAACGCAATGATCTAGCACCCTACTTTCATTAATCAGCTCTTTATTATTCATTGCTGGAACTATAAATAAACCATCTGAATTAAATTTATATTTCATCAGCCTTTTGGCTGTTTCCTTTATCCCTTCATTTACTTCCTTATCCTTAAACTCTTGATACTGATTAAGCATATTGTCATGTGCTTCATGTAAATCTTTTGGAAACAACACCCTATTCCTTTCCATTTGACATCCCATTTCTTCTGCCAT